GATCTGCTCCGGCTCAACGTTGTCCTCAGCCATGGCCGTGATGCCCTTGCTGAAGAACCAGTCTCTGATCTTCATTTTTTGTTTCCTTTGGGGTTGCGGGATATCGGCGGAATCATTGATTCGCGCCTCGGCTCCCGCGCGGCCGCGATCAACTACGGCGACATGGTTGCCAATAATGTTTTCCTGGGAGAGGCGATTTCCGTCCCAGGCGAGCTGATAGTTGTACCCGCAGGAGAGTTCTCTCTTGCGACGCTGCAGGACGTCCTCACCCAGCTCGGGATCCGTGATGATGATGTCGCCAAGCATCGGCAGATCGCCATTGCTTAGCGGGGTGTCGCCCCTACGGATGTTCTGTACATGGCCGCGTTGCAGACCGGCGTGATTCTCGGAATCCACGAAGTCTTTTGGGTGGTTGTCCGTGACAGTCATGCCCTCGAACGAGGAGATGGTCGCGTCGGAGAAGACTTCCTCAGGAGATCTGTGGACGCTGACGATTTCATCCGGATCGTTGAATCTGTCCAGCAGACCGAGGTCACGGAGTTGCCTCTTAGAGAGCTGCGAGACCCTGTAATCCTGATATCCGGTGCGGGCGATGACCGCATCCTTGCAGATGACGAATCCCTGATCGTTGCGGGCGAGATTGTCCGATATGACTTCCGTCGCGTAATAATTCATGCTTATGCTTCGGACCCTTCCAAGCCCTCGGTCTTCATGGTTTCGAGCGGGGGAACATCAATCTCTGGAACCCCTTGCTCTGGAACCTCATCGGAGGCTGTATCGATCTGGTCCTGCGTGATAGGGCTGTTCAGGCCGATGGGATCGCTCAGTCGCTTCAACGCGATCAGGGCTGTCTTGCGGCCATAAATGCGGCGATCGTAGGCGCCATAGATCGATTCGGAGCCGGTCTTCACCAGCTCCCACTTTTCCTTCTCCGTCATGGAGCGGATGGATGGGAAGTCAAGATCTAGATCCTCTAGGACCTGTCCGAACTCACTCATGCAGACGATCGGGTAGAGCTGCTGCTCCAGGACAGGTCGCAGATCGGCATTCTGGAATTGATGTATGCGATCGCTATAAATCTGGAGATCGGCATCATTGCTCTGCCCCAGGCCGGACAACGTCCTGCCGTACAGGATGCTCACCGGAATCTCTGCAGCGCCGCTCACGAAGAGCTGAAGCTGTTGGAGCACATCTGCCACGCCACCGAACGAATACGTGGTGGACTGCAGCGATCCATCTTTCCCGAGGATGTTGAGTCCCTGGTTCGACAGGAGGTGATTCTTCGCCTGCATCCTCTCTTGGAACTTGCGCATCGCCTGCGCTGAAGCGCCCGCGCCGGAGAGCATCTGATCCAATTCCGGATTGACCTCGGAGAGGATCTGAGAGCGGAAGAGCAAATTTATGATCGACCACGAAGCCGAGTCGACCTTTTTCAATTCATCGAAGACGGGTTCGAGGCAGCTTATGCCCCAAAAACTTTGTGCCTGAAATTCCGGTGAGGGAATGTCGGGGCCGGTGAAACGAAGAATGCGGCTGGCGTGGACCTTAAATGATGTGCTGGTCGATGGACCGTGAACCTGGTACGACTCCGGCAGACCGAACTGCAATGGACGAGTGATATCCATGCAGATCCCGCTGGTGGGGGTGATTCCACTCCAGCGGTCGAATGGAATCAGGCCACAGAAGCTCCCGAGCTCGATTGAGTCAAGGTCGAGGGGCTGATCGAGCATGTCTTCCTGACCGTCGATAACGATCAGGGCGCCGGCGCCACCGAATAATCTCGCCCACTTCAGGGTGGTCAGGATGGACTTCTTGGTTCCGGTCCGCGCGAGGGTCCGATCGAACTGCTTCAGGTCGTCAGGAGTCAGCTCGCTGGTGATGGTCGGCCACGCCTTCACCATGTCCTGAGCGGGGACTTCCACGACTCTCCGACATATCCATGACTCACGGTAGAGCGAGAGCAGCGCCTGGTAGTTGTTGCTGAATCTGGTGAGCGGGTACTCAGATCCTTCCGTCAAAGAAGGGGTACCGAATCCAAGCCGGGCTGCCTGGTTGCTGTACGCGTCAGTGGCTTCAGCGGAGCCTTTAGATTTCTTATTTCTCCGCGTCGCCATTCAAATCCTCATAACTCATGCTGCTATCGCGAGCCTGTACTCGGGAATCTCTGTGAAAATGCAATACCTGAGCGCATCCGGTCCGTGATCTGCAACCTTGAGCGGTTTTTCTTCGCCACGGAGGGCCGCCTTCTCATCCCAGGCGTAAGAGGCCATCTGACTGATCAGGTTTGTGCAATCACGATGGACACGCAGGCGTCCTGTCGCCAGCATCGTGGCGACGGCCTGAATGCCGGGCAGAACATCATTCTTCCCATCGCTGTGCCAGATCCCACGCTGTATCAGCTCGGCCTTCATTGAGGCCGCGGAGGGATCGATGATCACCTTCGCCGTGGGTGAAGACTTCAGGAATGCCTGGATATCGTCTGCGTACTGTCCGTTCGTCTTCTGGCGCTTCTCTTTCGCCGAGTCCCAGACGAATTCACGCAGAACCCAGAGGGTCCTGCCATCGTCGATGACGTCAAGGGAGACAAACTGATTCTTGGTTCCTACATCTACAGTGCAATACCGGGCCAGGTGAACACGGTCATTGAGAAGACCAGCCGGCATGTCGCCGTCATCGAATAGGACCGCATCTGACCACGCATCGGAGTAGATCGCGCCTTCTGCGTTGCACCATTCGGCGCCGATCATGCGGCGCTTGAATGCACCAGTGAATGATCGTTCGTACCGGGCTATAGTCTCTGCACTGAGCGACAGGTTGTCGCGCATGTAAAAGACTTCGGTCCAGAGGTCCTGCTGCTTATCTGGATTGTCCAGCCAATCGGTTTTCAGCCAGTGATAACTTGAGGCGGGGTTGCAGGTTGCGTATAGCCGCGCTCCCTCAGGAGACATACGGCTGTACAACATCTCGAAGACAGTCTCGGGTACGTTGGCAACTTCATCGATGATTAGTACGCCGATTGTCAGACCCTGAAGCCGACGTACAGCGCCTTCGTCTGCCGCGCCCTCAACAATCCAGGGCACTCCGAAAATGGTCAGTTCACCGGAGTTCTTATTGAACGTGTAATTCTTCGGGCCGATGATGCTGAACAGAGGGGCCAGGTAGTTCTTGTACACCGTGGCCTTGGTGACGCCACAGATGACCCTATGTCCCTCGACCTTGTACTTGCAGAGAGTCAAGATCTTGGGGATACAGGCGAATGTCTTCCCGCTTCGGGTAGCCCCTTGCAGGATATTGATCATCCTGTCCTGCTCCGGCGGCCGGCGAATGAACGCTAGGGCCTTTGGAGAAAACCGGATCTTGCTCATTTGGCCTTTAAATACGAAGGCCCACCAGATGGGCGGGCCTCAATGGGTGTTACAAATAAGTGACAATGAGCCTCAAGAGCTATCTACCGGATCGCTGGATCTGGCTGTTCGCGCTCGGCGCGTTCATTTTCGCGTACGGATCGGCGGCCCTGCAGTAACCGTAAAATGCCGGTTATGATCGGTTGAGTCCCAGTTGATCTCGTTCAGAATGGGCGACGATATGTCTCGCGCTTTCTTGCATCTGGTAGGACGAACTTGGAGCAATTTGCTCGCCATGCTGGGGACGACCACCACGGCGGTTCTCGTCTTCAGCGTTGTCGGACCCTTCCTTATCTTCATTTTCTACCGGATGGTAGGAATACACCAAGTGAAGAAGACGGGACCTTTGGGCTCGTTTAAGGCGGCGGTAGGGTCGCTGCGGGACAGGAAAACTCTCGTTGCCCCTGCTGTAACCGGTCTGATTTGGCTGTGTTTGTTCAGTGCCTCACTAGTCATTACCGTTTACAACGACCATAAAAGCCTGCAGGACGCGCTCAGCATATCTATGAAAGAAGCCAAGAAACAAAAGGAGGAAGCTGAAGTCGCGCGACAAGTGTCCGCCAATGCAGACCTCAAAAACCATCTCCGTACCCAAACCACGGTCAGCGGCGGCCAGCCTATCCTGGAAACGGTGACGGTGCGGTTGATCGATGTGTTTGAGTATACGGCGTCCCAAATCAAAGCGGTGACAATACAGACCGACACCGTCAACACCGGAACCGCACCCGCGTACAACGTAGTCGTTAGGCAAAGCGCAGAGACGGGCGTGGGCTGGCGTTTTGATTACAAGAACATGAACGAGCGCAGAAGGGAGATATTGGCGAGCAGCAAAGGGACGCTGACCACAACTTCGGTTGCTCCCGCGATGGACCTGGACAAATCAACTAAAGGTCGAGACTTTAGAACCTTTATCTACGGCAACGTCTCTTACGACGACCATAGTTCCGGGCAATCTAAGCATCACGAGTACACCTACTGTTACTCTTTATTCTCGTGGGACAATAGTGCCAAGCCCGACCCGATAGGAAAGTTCGTTGATTGCGAAAAGCAGCCGGCAATCCGTGGGAAGAATTCCTGAAGCGGGCGATCTGCCGGATGCTCTTACCGGCTGTTTCCACCATTGGGAAGCCCAACTGTTGGAAACGGAAATAAAAAGCCGTAGCGACAATCGCGGGTTATCTGCTATCGCTAGAGGTCAGGAGCTTTCAATGAACGAAACAGCAACCTATGTTCCGGAGCACTTCAAGACGGTGAAGCGCGTCTTCGATCGTGCCATTCGTTACCAATTGGACCCGACTGAAGGACCGGCTCGGGTGCACAGTGCATCGTCAGAAACCCTTCAAACGCTCTCGGCGGAAGAACTCTTGCTGCCCTGGAATCTCCAAAACCATCTGGAGGTACTAATCGATGGCCTGCGGCGAAATCGATGGCGGGACGATCCCGTGGCCGGAAACGAAGCGATTAAGCAGTTTTACTCTCACTTAAACGAGGAGATGAAGCGTCTCGGTCTGTTGTAACAGCGTGGTTACTTATCGGAGGGATTTTCCGGTAAAGGCTCTTCTGGCGCGGCCTGGATAGCGGCTGCCAGTTCGTCGAGTCTGTCGCCTATATTCACTTCGACCTTGGCGCTGTCACGGTACTCAGGACGCCGAGCCTTCATCAGGAACATCTTCAGGATGTCCGAAGTCTTCTGTACATGACCTACAATCTCTCCCCGGTACCATACAGGCTCAGTCTCGCCTTCAATGGCGCGTCTCCGGATTGCGTCTTCGAGGAGGTCCGTGGCCTGTTCGATTGCGTCATCCCAAGCAGCCTTGAATTCCGGATCTGACTCGCCTATCTGATAGGCGTATCGACGGGAGATGCCCGCGGCCCTCGCTGAAGCGGTGACACTCATCCCAGATGAAAGCGCCTCAATGAAGATC